AAGATATTTTTGCAGATGTATAAGCCTGCACCGTGTCGCTAAAGATGAACTCCTGAAGCGCCTTGCCCTGTCGCTGTACGAACAACGACGCACCGTCGATGTTCTGTACGCGCAAACCGGGCTTCATACCAAATGCGGTCTGCTGTTTAACAATCAGGTTGGACGGTGTGATTGGCTCATCCAATGACTGCGGCACATAGAACTCGCCGCCGCTTGTGAACACCTGAAGGTGACGGCCTGAGTATATATCGACAATCGCATTGAACGTGCCGGTATCAAGCGTGGCTTCCACTGAACTGTCGTCCAGTGATTCGCCTGGATCGAAGTTAAAGAAGTCGCCTACGCGCGAACCCCAGATCGTAGACGGCAGACTTTTAGCCCCGCCGAAGAAAAGGCGTCCCTCATGGAACGTAACGCTACGCGGCCAACCGCGTGTCGCGCTCCATGCGTTTTCGTAGCCATGTTCTGATTCCCAGTCGCCGCTAACGATATCGTCAGTGTCGAAAAACGGAACCTCAACATACACCTTGACGACAGTATTACTAACGAACTCCGTGATACGCGCACGACCAAAACCGTTCAGCGCGTTGATATACTCCCCAACCGCAGCTTCCTTGAACGCCTTGATGTCATATTGAGACGTGGCGTCTGGCGCTGTATCCCAATCAGGATATACCGTCGCCACTTTCGTCGATGCCACATAGTCCTCAACATGGCGCGTCTGACCAGAACCCGTACCAGCGGTGATCTCAATGAACATGCCGTTTGGTTGATCGTCAGATGTAAAGCTGCTGGCGGATTTCAGCGTGATCGTGCTTATGCTGCCTGCTTGAGCGGTTCCTGTGTCTGTCGTTACGCTAGACGCCGTGATTTCGATGTTGCCGCTCACCCCAGAAGGCGTGATCGTGTAGGTCGGATTGTGCCTGTCAATATCGAAAGCGAAAAGCGGAATATGGGAAAACGCTATTGTGCTTGCCGTCCATGTCGCATCAGTCGCGCCGCGCACAATCCTGATCGGCTCCAAGTCTTCATGAACGACGATAACGGTATCCGCAGACTGAACCCAGTTCATTTCCGGAAGGATCGCAGACGTAAGCGCCGACACCGTGAGATAGTCGTTGCCGCTGGCGTTGATGTTCGTGATAAGCACACCGTTTTTGGCGACGTACATACGTCCCGGCGTGAATATCAGCATATAGCTGTCAGACACGCTGAACTCGAACTTGACCATGCGGACAGCATCGCCAGCGCCAGAATCCAGTTCGAAGATAAACTTCGTGCCGTCACGGCGTTTAGCACCACCTTGCGGCTGTATGGATATGTTAGTCGCGGTCGTCAGGCCGGACGAGTATTGGGCGATATCAGTACGCGCCCTCAGTTTCGGGTCTAATTCACCAGACGTGAAGTCGTTCTGTATGAAGATAATGCGACTCATCCACGGACATCCGTCAGCGGGAACTCCATTATATTCTGCGGCGGGCGGTCGCCGCCGTCAATGTTCATTGAGACGCGCACCAACCCACCGCGCATGTTCTGCATAGGGCTTCCAAAAGCCATCTCATGAAAATACTGAGCCTTCGTGATCTGATCCGTAATAGGTTCAGCGAAAGTCGCAGCAAGCGCATGGCGCAGGAGGTTGATAAAATAAGGCGGAAATGAGGCGGGTTCAGGACGGAACTGGTAGTCGATCCAGACCTGCTCGTAATTCGTAAAGACGCCGCCGCTGTAAATCTCGAACTCGCGCAGCGGCAAAGCGCCTGTCGCGCTGGTGTTGAAGACAGCCTTGGGGTTGCCCAGGATGTCACCGGGAAGCGCGTATTTGTACTTCCATTCGTTGATCGGAGTGTCAGCAAGCTGTGCAAGCTGAACCTTCTTGACGCTCCAGCTATACGGGTACTGCATTATCAGCGTGTCGCGGATATCATCGTAAAGACGATCTGCGATCTGCGCCTCATCAGTTCCATCGCTGAAGCTAGAAAGAGGAGCAGCGCCCAACATAATGAGCGCGTCAGAACAGATAGAAAGTTTAGTATCACCTGCGGCCATGCCGACCTCCTAAAGTGAAAGGGGCGGGCCGAAACCCGCCCCAATCTTATTAGTCGCCGTCGGTCGCGGCAAGCGTCGTGCCGTCCGCAACGTCAACCACGCCACCGCTGTTCGAGAGAACCTGCGTCAACGTGCTGACCCGCGTACCACCCGTGGAGGTGACGCAGTAGATCAGATCGCCAATGGCGAGCGTGTCCGAGATACTATTGAAGTATCCGGCGGTGTTTACGTCAGCAATCGTGTCAGCGGTCTGATAGGTGTAAATCGCCGGAGCGTTACCCTTCTTCGAAGCCGATACAACGCCGAGTCCAGCAGAATCAAAAGCCATGATCTAACTCCTTACTCAGTGCTGCTGATTTTGACGATGCCCTCATCGTCGATGGCAACCGCACCAGCGGAGAACATCGAGGAGACAAGGAACGACGTCTTCTCAGGCACATAGTTGATTTCAGACTTCTGAGCCATGCTGATGCCCAGACCAACCGCGTCACGATGGAACGCGAAGCTGGTGCGGGTGGACGGCAGCGGAAGACCGCCTTCGTCACGATCACCGAGCATGATAAAACGGAAACCGAGAAAAGTCGAGATATCACCGGCACTTAGCGCCTTGATGGTGGCGAAATCAGAGGAGGTGAGTTCCGTTTCATTCAGAAGCGCCGACAGACCATTCGCATGAATGACCATCATACGACCTTCAGCCGGGACATTCTTCGCGTCCAGAGCCTTCTTCGCCGCCAGCAGCTTGTCCAGATTCAGGTTCGTACCCGTGCCACCGATGTCGGTGCCGACAGTCGAGGGCGACGAAGCCGAGTTCAGCGCGTCGATGACAAGCTGATCCATCCGACGACCAATAGCGTTACCAACGACCTGCACCAGTTCACGGCGCTCATCGAAGTTCACTTTGGCCTGATGGAAGATGTCGCTGTATTCAGCAGCGATGTAGTCTTCCATCGTGGCGGACACCTGCGAGTAGGTGACATTCAGCGGGGTAACGTCGGTCTGCGGTACGCGGACCGTTGCCGTGCCTTTCCCGATTTTCGGGAACTTCACGACCGAGCCTTCGACATTGTTCCGCTCACGGGTCGCACCAGCGAGCATACGGGAAGCCTGATAAGCCTGCTTGACTTCCGCATCGAACAACTGAACGAAAGCGTTAGAAATGCCTACGGCCATTTCCTTTTTCCTTTCGGTTCGGTTTACGAAAAACGCCTAGCAGGTATCCGTGTCGGGCTGCGGCTTGAACGGTTTTGCGCCTCGTCCCAAGGCCGGTCTAGCGGGCCAGAAGGTTATCCGCTAGGATGATTATAGGAACGAGGCGCTACATTGTAAATAGGCTTTTGTCAAGACAGACTATGGTTAGTCCGCCTGATTTCGAACACTATTCTCTCAATTTTCTGGATCGTGCAGTACCCCAAGGAAGGGCGCTTATCGCTATCCCCATCAGGGTGATCCTCAAAAAACCCGCCAAAATCAATATCTTTGGCTTTTATTTCTTGCTCTATGGGTGCTTGCCTTCTCATATCGCTGAGTAATCCTGTGTGCCATAGACCTGGTCAAACATCTTCTCGACCTTGGCGCGATAGCCCGGATCGTTGATATACTCTGGCTTGGCGACCATAGCGGAAAGTTCTTCCTTCGACGGAAGGCCGTCAATCGGGCCGACATCTACCGGCACAGGCTGATCGCCATAGTATGAGCGGACTTTCTGCAAGGCTCGCAGACCTTGGGCAGTGCCGCCCATGATCTTGAACTCCTCAAAGTCGTCGCCGCTCCACACACCTTTACGAACAAGACCCTGCGCCCACTCAGTCATGGACTTAATCGTCATGTCCGCGTTCGGCCCCAGTTTCGTGTGTTCTTCCTTGTACGAGACTTCGGCAAGTTCCTGCTCTTGCCCAGCCATGCTGATAAACTTTGACGCCAAGTCTTCGAATGCTTTCTGACTGACGCCGTTCTCTTTTGCCCAATCTTTATACGTTGAGAAAAGTTCGTCATCTTCGGCGATATTTGCATCCTCAAACATCTTCACGTCATATTCTTCAGGCGCTTTGTGCTTGCCCTGAGAAAACTTCTTCTGAAGTTCGTTGTATGATTTTGCAAGATTTTCTAAATCAGGCCCATCGTCTTCGTTCCAGAACTTTTCTGGATACCAGTCGGGACGCTCAAACTCTACTTCTTCATCATTCTCCGAGACAGTAACTTGCTCTACGCTAGGCTGCTCGTCGGGAACGCGATGTTCGATTGCTGCTTCTTCCTGCGGCGCTTCTTCGACCGCAGGTGCCGCACCAGCGAGAAGACCCTCGCCGGAACTTTCTGTGTTTTCTGCTTCTTCGCTCATAACTGTGATGCCCTTTTAATACGCCGCTCAATTTCGCGGACCAGTGAATTTTGCCCTTCCCTGGCATAGCCGTGGCTCGCTTCTTCGCCCGGATACCAAGTAGGCTGCTCTATCGTCAGCGAACGCAGATGCTCCAATATCTTCTGCCCGTCTTCGCTGCCGAATACCCGCAGGTACATGCGATCAATGTCGTCACGTTCCTGCTCATTCGTGCGACGGAACTCTGGCGCTGCTTGCCGGAGTCCTTCCCACCCCTCTATTTCTGTCATTGTCCTCCTTCGATCATGCCCTGTTGTGCCGCCATCTGCGCCATCTCAGCCGCCTGCTGCATTGCCATCTGGCGCTCCTGCGGCGTTGTGCGGAGTTCAGCAGGAACCCCTAACTTATCAGCAATGTAATCGGCAATCGCACCCATGCGAGGAGCCATCGTGCCTTCCGGCCCAAGCGCCTGCGATAGCTGGACCCATTGCGTAATCTTCTCAATGTCACCCATGTTCTGCGCCTGGGCGATTGGCGATACCGGAGATACCTTTACCTCCAAGCCATTCACACGCAGCGGCATCTCGATCATGCCGCGCTCGTCCATGACGTACATGACACGAGACACAACCGGGATCATCGTCTCAGTAATAAGACGACCAAACGCGCTGCCCAGATTCTGCGCCAACTCCTTCATGCGCTCTGCAATTTCCGTCGCACTACGCGCCGACATATTGTCCGGCGGCAGGGAGTCATCGAGCATGATCTTCTTCACGCTCATGCGAAGGTCGTTAATCACGATCTGCGACACGTTGAAATCGCCTGATCGAGGCAACTGACGCAGGCTCTCTCCCTGCGGACCGCCGTTACGCGCAACCGGGATGATGGCACCGGGCGTAATGCGAATGGTCTGCGGGTTCAGGACGCCATCGTCTGCGGCAGTGTAGACACCAGCGATAGACAGCGATGCGTTCTTCAGCAGAAGTTCCAGCGTCTTGTTCAGCGTCTTGATGTCGGGAAGCGCCGTAATAAGAGGACCGCGACCGTAGACCTCGCCCGCGACCTTCATGTATCGCGCCACAATCCACGGCGATGACTTCATCTTGCGCTCGACCAGCGGTGCCTTGCCGTCCGGCCAGATCACCATGTAGTCGTAATCACCACGCTGTACGTCAAGCACAGTCGCCTCAAGCAAGTCGATCTCATCAGTCGGCTTCTCGTCGATCATGCGCTGGAGGCGATCCGGTATTTCCGCGTCAACCCAATGCTGCTTGATCGCCTCTGCCTTCAGGCGCATCCGGCGATAGACATTATCGACCTTACCGTGTGCGCCTTCTTCGATGGAAACGAGATACTGCGGAACCGGCGTGAACCGGATCGGCGTCGTTTCGTCACCCGGCTGGATGAGCATGACGGCCGTACCGACCGCAAGGTCCATGAGGAACTCGCCCATCGCCAGATCAAAATTCGACTGACGCAAAACCGAAAACATTTTGTCTGCGTATGTATCAAGAACCGCCTGTGCCTCAAGCTGACGCTCCGGTGGGATATCTGGCCCCGGCTCCAAACGACACCAGCGCCCATACGGCGGGAACAGACCCGACTGAATGCGGTTGGCAAACCGCTGCGTCGAATTGATCGCGGTTGAGTCAAAGACGCGAACCATCTTGTTCTGCCCAGGCGACCCACCACCTTCGTAATGACCGTCGTACAGATTCCGCTGCGGAAGCGCGAACTCGTAGCAGTCCTCGTAAATCTGACGCCAGTTATCCTTCCGGCGCTGCGCCAGTTCGTGACGCTTGATAACCTGTTCGACGGTGAGCATAACTTAACCTTTCGCCTTATTGCGGGCGCTAATCGCGCTGGCCTTGCTCTTGGCATCAGCCTTGGAAGAAGCGCCCCACGCGCGGAGTGATAGGAGCAGGCGCGTGGGGCGACCTTTCTCGTCGCGCTCCGGGCCGGGCATCGAACCCATTCGCGCCAAGAAAGATGCACGACGTGGGTTATCGCCCTTTTTGACAGGCGCTTTCAGGTCCATACCCTGCGCCCGCGCAGAGGCACGGCCCTTTTCATTCAAACCGCCTGCGGGGTTCTTCCCCGCTTTGCGCTGCCAAGCCGGAGTCTTAGCCACGGGCGGCTCGCATATTATCAATCAGGTTAGGGTACGGACGACCGGCCTTCTTCGCCGCTCGCATTGCGGCGCGTTTTTGTTCGGGCGCCAGGCTCTTGGGCTTGCCAATGCCTTTCGGTCGCTTCTTTTCCCAGACCTTCTTCATTTCTTTTTCTTCTTCATCATCGCGGTCTTCATGTTCACCTCGCTGATGCGTCCGCCGTACTGCTTGGCGTATTCCTTTGCCGCAGACATGCCCGCCTTCGTATAGGCGAACGTCTTGGTCTTTCCGTCTTTCATTACAACTTTAGGCATTACGGACCCAATCTGTTATAGGTTGTGGAACCGACAAGCGGTCGAGACATCCTGCGAACACGCTTCATCGCAGCTTCTTTCTTTTGTGCAGTAGTAGCCCTTTCCGTAGAATTGGAAAGAGGCGTTTGCTGAGAGCCGACACGGCTGGCAGGACGCGGAGTCGAAAAACTCAGCCCCTGCTTCGCGGCGAAATCCTCCAAGAATTTATTCTTTTCCTCTGGGTCTTCTATCCTCTTTCCGTCGCGAGTAGCGACAGCACTTTCGGGGTTTTCCCTCGCGCTTGCCAACATTCCTGCGGTTAGCATTTTTCCCATCGTCGCGCCCATCACCCAACTCCCAACGTGTCTTGTTCTTCGCGGGTTGCACCGCCTGCGCCGAGCAGTGAACGTGCGCCGATGCGACGAGCGCGACGACGTGCGGCGGCTTCCTGTTCCGCGCGAGATGATTTCTGTACAACCGGCTCCGGCTCCGCAACGACAGGCGCGGGCGGTGGTGGCGGTGGCGGGGCAGCAGGTCGTCTTGACCCGCCCATTACCCTGTTCCTAATGTCGTTGAAATGCCTTGACGAGCATCTTCACGTTCCATCGAAAGAAGCGTCCGCTGCCCACCAACGCCACGGGCGCGACGACGTGCGGCGATCTCAGCTTCGGCCTTACGCTCGCGTTCTTCTAGCCGAGCCTCCTGACGCTCTTGTGCGGCAGTGATTTCGGGATCAGGCTCAGGCGGTGGTGGTAGAGGTTGTGGTGGTGGCATCTTAGGCCCGCTAAACATTCCACCCATTAGAAATACCTCGCAAACATGAAATGGTCGGATTTGTCAGGCCCATAATTCTTCATAAGCCCTTCCTCAGTGAATCCTAATGCTTTTGTCCATCGGATTGCAAGAACATTGCTATTATCTACAACGAACTGCAATCTATGTAATTGCATATCTATTGCAATCTTATTGATATATCTCCTAGCACCGCGTGTAAGTGATATAGGATTGCTTTCAATAATATAGCTAGTGAGTAGCCAGCCCTCCGCTGTGCCGCGATTTAGAGGCACAGCGCCAAAGCAACAGGCCACATTGCCATTGTGGAGCGCCGTGTAGCAGTTACCATACGAAGCAAACATCTTCAGGGTTTCGTTGTAATCGTCGAACCACTCAAAATACTGCTTTTCGAATGGGCGCAGGTCCATCATATGCACATGCCCCCAATGAAAAGGGATGAAATTCACACGATAGTTAGTTGATACATCAGGCAAAGACATATATATTACCCCTGTTCGTA